GCCAGGATGAAGACTCTCTTCCTAAGATGTGGTGCGCCAACTTCTCTCGCGCTAAATATGCCCCACGTTGTTCGGTAACCGAGTCCTTCCAAGTCTTCAATGACTTCTCGCAATCCTTTTGTGATGTGTCCTTCGACGTTCTCGAAGAAGCACTGAACAGGTCGTACTGACTTGATGAGTCGCTTGATGTCAGGCCAGAGGTGTCGTGGATCTTCAGATCCGAGTCGCTTTCCAGCCTGACTGAACGGCTGACAAGGGTATCCACCAGTGAGTATCGAAACTCGATTTCGAAAGACTCTACCATTGAGGGTTTTAAGATTCGTCCACACAGGTGCTGGAACCAGCTTACCCTCTTCCATCTTAGCAACCAAGTTCGCAGCGGCGAAGGCTTCGATTTCCACATGAGCGAGTGTTCGAGTTCGGACTCCAGCAAGCTCAAGTCCTCTTTCGATTCCACCATATCCTGTGCATAGACTGAGTACAGTCCGTGATTCCTGGGTATTATCCACATTAGGCATCCTCCTCACTCCAAGTAATATCCATACGTACAACATCCAGACCGTGGCAGTATCTATCAAGCAGCTCTTGACTGGTCTCAACGAAACTCAGTTTGCGTATCTGCTTAACCATGTGAGGTAGACCCCTCGCCATGACGTGGTTCATTGAGAAGCCAACCCACTCACCATCATCCCTCTGTATGTAGATAGAACCCGCACCGTCTAGATCGTCAACCATTATAGTGATAGGTGTTACGTTTACATTGCTCATAATTATAACCTCGTTATAGATCAACAACGAACCCGGACGTGTCTTTACGCGCGAGTCCTTTAGCTTTGAGTCCCACTATTACGCCTTGCTTATCAAGAAAGCGCAGGTCGTGGTCGTCACCATTGATTACTTCTCTCCCGCCCCAGTATAACGGAAGCTCATCCCGAAACACCACCGCTACGTTGTGCCGTGACGCTAGACACTTGCGCGCATAGTTCTCATTGGCTCCGGAGTAGGAGACCGTGAGGTGGTAGTTGTCAGGTACTCTGCGGGTTGGGAGCTTAGTGTAGTCATAGAACTGCACTTGCGGAAAGTCCTCCAGGATTCCGGTGTTTTCCCATGCTATGTCCGACGTTCCATTGAGGCGCAGAGCTAACATCCTGCCTCGGTTGAACGCCTTGGTCTCAGCTTTTATAACCTCGTTATAGAGCTGGTCGAAGTATGCGTCGGGGTCTTTAAAGTAAAGTAAAGTTCTCTCGAGACGGGCATACTGCACGTTTTGCATAACTCCCCTGCCTGACAAGTTAAGGCATGGTTCCTTGCATCCAGCCAGCTCTGCAGTAGGGCAGACAGACCTGCCTGGAATTGCGAGGTCAGCAGGTGCGAGATACTGTATGGCTGTGAGCCACTCGTTTGACTTTGCATTTGACTTCCTCGTCTTTGCATCAGAATCAATACTCAGTAGTTTCATATGAAAAGAACCTCCTGAATGTGATGATGGTCTGGTACTCGGAGACGGTACTACCTTGACCATGATTCCAGTAGTCATAGACAGGCTCGTCACCTTTCTCCCACATCTCTGTCACTCGAACATATAACTCGGTATACCACCCACTACCCTGCTCACCAGCATCGCTACCTAGCTCTGAGTTGAGATAGGTGTCAATAAAGTCACCGATCCTACTGTAATGCTCAACCTTCCCATCACGCAGTGACATGATGTGGTCGTATAAGCCCTCTAAGGACAAGCTATCTGCTATGTCCTCAAAGGTCTGCTCCTCACTTGGGTGGGTACGCTTCCGATCAATCAGTCCCATTATATTCTCCTCAGTTCTTTGGTGCCTGTAGCACCCAGTAGGGAGGTGCGAGACCACAGCGCACCAGTCTCAGTGTTCACCAGTCTCAACTGCTTGCCACAAGGCATTCCTAGGTCGGCATAAGGCACTCCTAGGTACGATGCAACATATATAACACCCGAACGGCTACATTCGACCTTATCACCCTCCGTAATGTTGATCCACTGCTCTTGCGCTCGAGCATTCGCACAAGCCTCCACAATACCAATAGGAACGATCGGTACTAGTTTCTGTGGGAGCCAGCCGTGTTTGTACAGCTTGTTCGCCATATGCTGACGATTACCGCCGTCCATTTTGCTGTAGATCTCATCTACGCTGTAGAAGTTACCATCTACTATTTCAACTAATCGACTCATGTCTTTCTCCTTATAACGGGGTTATAACTAGGAAGCGCGCCGGGTTGGGCGCACCTCTTTAGTTGGGTTGATGGAAACCTTGTCAGTCTCCTTGAACGACTCAGAGGCAACAAAGTCCTCTGCGTCCTTACGAGTTGCAGCCATTGCTACGTTAGTACCATTGACGTTCACGAGCCAGTAACGGATATTGCGCTTCATAATGATCTCCCGATCTTAGTTGGTTATAACCTGGTTATAGTGATTTGAGTTCGGCTTTGATGCGTCGCGCATCCTCACCTCGAAAAGCTCCAGCGTTCGCTAGAAAGTATAACACTACTGACTTTCCAGAGTCCATGATATACATATCCTCTATGTCAGAAAGCGTGTGCATTGCATCCAGGTATGGTCGCGCTGCGTAGTTAACATTCAACCACTTGCGTTCAATTTCCTGAGCGATTTCGTAGATAGGTCTAGGCATGTTTTATAACCTCGTTATAACTACTCTTCCACATGATTGACTGATATGACTTGGCGAGGTCTCGTGCCTGCCATTTCGTATCAGCTGAGTCTAACGTGATACCGTTGAGCTTCACGTACCATAAGCGCATTGATAACGCCTTCACAACTTCTACTTGTTGTCCCATAACAATTCCCTCTTTATCTCTTATAACCGTGTTATAACTATGCCGCCATGATGTTTTTGATTGCATCTTGGATCGCCGCTACTTGTTCGGGAGTAGCTTCTTTTTTCGCCTTGGCCAGAACCTTGTCAAGCTTCGACCAGCGAACAGTAGTAGCAGATACTTTCGCCTTGCGAGCTGGGGGTTGTACTAGTGCGCCGTCCTTTACCTTCAACGCATGCCCATAGACTGCGATAGCAGCGCGGCGCAAAGTAGTACGCGCGATTGCAAGGCCTGCCTTGTCTATTTCTGTATCTCCGTTTTCTAGCTCAGTCCATACTGCTATGATTACATCAGTCTCGTTCGCTTCGAGATCGGCTTTCCAGCTATTGAGTAAGCCAGCCCCTGCAGCCCTGCAGATATTCACTTGTGTTTCTACGATGTCATTAAAAGTTTCCATAGTATTTCCCTCAATCTTTTCCGCTATATCGCGGTTATAGTTTGCCATTATTGGCGCGATGCTGAGCGCATCCAATAGCACTGTCAAATCCCTACAGTGCTACAAGCTGTACTCAGTGTCTTGAGTTCATCACGTTGATTGTACGGCCAATCAATAAACCTTATTTATACTCGTGCGTTTCGCTTTGCTGTATTGCCACGATCAGCCCTTTCAACCTACACATCCACTCTGTATCCCTTGCCACAATGCTGTTGTGGGTCGGCTATCTCTTCAGCTTCTATGTTGTTGTTATTGTATCGCTCGAGCTTTTGCTTGCTTGCTGTCATGCGATGCTATCTGTTGAGACACCATGAGCGTGTAACCCTATTGGTCACATGCCACGAGTCGACTCTACCAGTCCGTAGAGCCTAACTAGTTGTTAAAGATCAGCAGATCGGCCAGCGATTGCTACTGAGTATACTGCCAATGCCGTGCCAAGTATGGATAATTCGTTATATATCAATGACATAGGCCAGGATACTGGTTGGATGTACAGTATAAATAGTGTTACTTGGTTGGGTAGTTGGGTAACACTTGGTAACATTGGGTAACACTTAGCGGTAACACGGTAACACTTTGGGCTGTATAGCCTATAGGGTGCTTGTCAGTCTCTCACACTCGTGAGTTCTACAAAGGCACTGACCAGACTCGGTAGTCCATACCAGTTTGGAACGCTACTGAGTTGCTTTTCAGAACCTACAGAGTTCCAGAGTGACATCCAGGGGGGCCTGGGGAGACTGGGCAGCTCCCGCGCGGGGGGTGCTTGGTAGACACAAAATAGGGGTAAATTAAGAACTAGGTAGCCGGGGCAGAATAACCAGTTATAACAATGGGTTATTTCACTTTGGAGGCTACTTAGTGACATATAGTTAAATGCGACAGGTGAGGAGTGGTTCCCATAGGGACTACCGAGCGTAGATAACAGTTGACATCAGAGTAGTTTTATGCTACAATCGGACACTATTCAGCACTGGGCAGGAGGCTAGTTAGCTAAGAGGGTTAACGTTCAGTTATGATTCCCATTCTACCTTAGAGTGACTGAGTACAACCACTGGTTATAGACCACCAGTTAACACTATTCACCTAACTAGACCTCTATAGGAGACAATCTGGTGGTTAAAGATGATAACCCGTTGAAAAAAAGGGGTAAAGGAAGGCCTCGGAAGAGTGAAATAGAGGCTAAGAAGCCCGGTAAGAGGGGAAAGGTTGGCCGCCCTAAGGGTGACGCAGCCATTATCAACGATTACAAGGCTAGAATGCTGGCTAGTCCCAAGAGTGAAGCGGTTTTACACACGTTGTTTGACGTAGCTCTTGATCCAGACCATAAGCATTGGACTGCAGCCACTAAGATGGTGGTTGATAGGATACTTCCAGCTAGTTATTTCGAGAAAGATAAGCAGACTGGGGGCAGACCAGCCATCGAGATCACAATTACAGGGTTAGAAGCGAAGACTGCTACGCCTGAGACAGACATTGTGGACGTTGAGTACAGCTCGGTGGAGGAAAAGGATGCCTGAGGTCTATCACGGTAACAAAGCAGTACGTAGAGCCAGGGAGTTCTACCAATACAAGGGTAGGATAGACCCATTAGCTGAGAACATCATCTTGGAAGAGGGGTTTGTAGTAGGAAGCTACGATGATGACAGAGGTATAGAGACAGAAGGGGTTGGATTGACTGGAGAGTTTCGCGGAAGGGACTTCTTCAGGGATGTCTTCCCAGAGTTTGTTGCTCGTTGCCTACGTCTCATCCCTAACTTCTACGATATGCCCTACGTAGCTCAGAAGGCTGCGATATCTGGAGTGTATCGAGGGGATCTAGGTAGGAAGACTGCTGCACTACTGCGTGAAGGTGCGTATGGTGATGCAGCTATGGAGTATCTGAACCACGCTGGGTATCGTAGACGTAAGAATAGGAACCCCAACGATGGTGTGGTGTTGCGTATGGAGAGGAACGCAGCAGCGTTCTTAGACGCTAGAGATTGAGTGCATTAGATGTAAAGCTCCTGCCCTGGCAGCAGGAAGTGTGGCAGTCCGATGCTATGTTTTTGGTGGTAGCGGCTGGGCGGCGAACCGGAAAGACCGAGTTGGCGGCGTGGCGGCTTCTCATCAACGCGCTGACCGATGGTATCACAGACTTGGATGCTGCCCGGTTCTATGTAGCCCCGACACAGGGGCAGGCGCGCGATGTGATGTGGAAGAAGCTGTTACAGCTAGGCTCTTCAGTCATCACCGGGACGCATGTGAACAACTTGGAAGTTACGCTCGTCAATGGACAGACCATAGCCCTCAAAGGGGCTGACCGTCCAGAGACTATGCGAGGTGTTAAGCTTGCCGACCTAGTGTTGGATGAGTATGCTGACATGAAGCCGTACGTATTGGAAGAGATTCTAATGCCTGCGTTGTCAGACTATAACACAGGGTACTTGATGATTGGTTCTCCTATGGGTAGGAACCACTTCTACGATGAGTGGAAGAAAGCTAGTCTAGGTAAAGACAAAGACTATGCAGCTTTCCACTTCACAAGCTTCGATAACCCGCTGATCGATCCTAAGTTGATTGAGAAGCGTAAACTGCAGATGAGCAGCTATGCGTTCCGTCAGGAGTTCATGGCAAGCTTTGAAGCTCGAGGAAGTGAACTGTTCAAGGAAGAATGGTTCGAGTGGTACGAGGATATTCCTAAGCACAGTACTGGTGATTACTACATCGCCGGAGACTTGGCAGGGTTTGAAGAGGTTGGTAGCCGTAAGAGCAAGAACCTGGATGACTCTGCCTTTGCTGTTGTGTACGTGGAAGACTCTGGTACTTGGTACGTTGAAGAGATCGTTGCAGGACGCTGGACTCTTGATAGGACTGCTGAGACCCTGTTCCGGTTGGTTGAGAAGTATCAACCTAAGGGTGTGGGTATAGAGCGAGGGATTGCTAAGCAGGCTGTTATGTCTCCGTTGATGGACATGCAGCGGAGAACAGGTCGTTGGTTTGGGGTACAGGAGCTAACCCACGGCAACCGCAAGAAGTCAGATAGGATTGTATGGGCGTTACAGGGTAGGCTCGAGAACGGGTTGATCAAGTTCAAGAGAGATACAAAGTGGAATGCTAAGTTTATTGACCAGCTTAGCCAGTTCCCTGACCCGCTAACCCATGATGATACTATCGATGCCCTTGCTTATATCGACCAGATTGCGAAGGTTTCGTACATGGACGGTACTGAGGATCAGGATGATTTCGAGTATTTAGACGCAGAGGCAGGGTATTGATGAGCGATTTCGACGAGCACATGGAGAGACTTACCAGCGACGGTAGCATTACTGACTGGGTTATGGGGAAGGTGGAGAAGTGGAAAGACCACTACGAAGCTAACTACCAAGCCAAGCACGACTCATACAACCGCATGTGGCGCGGTGTCTGGGCAGAAGAAGATAAGACTCGAGAGAGTGAACGCAGTAGGCTAGTGGCTCCTGCCCTGCGTCAGGCAGTCGAGAGTGGGGTTGCTGATGTTGAGCAGGCCACGTTCGGTCAGAAGTTCTTTGACATCAAGGACGACCCGGCTGATCAAGATCCGATGGATGTGATGAAGCTACGTATCTCCCTCGAGAGAGACTTGAAAGCTGCAAAGGTTCGACCAGCCGTTGGTGAGGCTCTGATCGTTGGTGCTGTGTATGGTACTGGTATCGGTGAGATAAACCTCGAGGAGAGAAAGACAGCCACACCTGCTACTCGCCCTACGATGGATGGGCTGGCTAAGGAGGTTGGTACGCAGGATAACTACCGTATCCTCCAGACCTTGACACCTATACAACCACGTAACTTCTTCATCGACCCACTGGCTACGTGCATTGATGATGCGATGGGTTGTGGTACTGACCAGTACGTATCCCTACATGACATTGAAATGAAGCAGGATGCTGGAGTCTACAGAGACGACGCTGTAATTGGTTCAGCCGCTGAGACTGTCGAGCTTGAGAAAGATCCACTGATCTCTTCGCTCCCTGATGATAAAGCTCGAGTGACACGCTACTATGGCCTAGTGCCTACGAAGATGTTGGAAGAGTTGGAGTGGGTCGACAACGACGATCTCACTGATGAGCTATACACTGAGGCTATTGTGGTTATCGCCAATGGCGGTGAGATCCTCAAGGCAATCCCTAACCCTTACATGAGTGAGTACCGCCCCATCGTAGCCTTTAGCTGGGACGTAGTGCCGGGTAGCTTCTGGGGTTGTGGGTTGTGTGAGAAGGGATACTCAAGCCAGAAAGCTCTGGACGCTGAGATTCGCGCACGTATCGATGCACTGGCTCTGACTACCCATCCGATGATGGCAGCGAACTCTGAGATGATGCCGCGCGGTGCTAAGCTCGCAGTACGCCCAGGCAGGACTGTGATGACCAATGGTGATCCTCGCTCTGCTCTGATGCCCCTGAAGTTTGGTGATGTGAATCAGATTACATTCGCTCAAGCTGCAGAGCTTCAGAAGATGGTTCAGCAAGCTACTGGTACATCCGATGCTGGTATGGCTCAGGCAGGTGCAGCAGGTGATGCTCGTACAGGTGCTGTGTCTATCGCTATGGGTACGATTGTCAAGAGGCAGATGCGTACACTGTGTAACTTCCAAGAGCAGTTCTTGATACCTATGCTCAGGAAGATGACCTACGGGTACATGCAGTTCAACCCTGAAGACTACCCTGCCAAGGACTACGAGTTTATCATTGATGCCTCACTGGGTGTTGTAGCTCGGGAGTACGAGATAGGACAGTTGAGTCAAGTACTTAACAGCCTACCCCCTGGCCCAGCTCAGAACGCTATCCTGACAGGCATCGTGAACCACATGAATGTCTCCAACCGTGAGGAGATCCTGCGCGGTATCGAAGCAGGTAACCAGCCTAACCCAGAGGCGCAGGAGCTTGAGAAGCAGAACCAACAGCTTCAGTTCCAGTTGCTGCAGGCTCAGTCTAACTTACTCAACGCACAGGCTCAGGAGAGCCAGAGCAGAGCTAACAAGTACAACACTGAGGCTGAACTGGCTCCGCAGGAAATGATGCTTGAGTATCAGGACGTGGACAAGGACGGCGCAGTAGATAAAGAGTTTGATCGTAAGATGCAGATCGCTGAGCTTGAGTTGAAACGTATGCAAGTGGAGGCACAGAACTTCCAGAAGAACGAGAGTGCTAAGGCGAAGGCTGAAGCTGAGTTGATACGGAGACTAACTGGTGAGTGATCTCATCACCCTAGCTGTACTGGAGAAGTTCAAGAGTAAGATTGATACTGTCCAGAAACTCCCTGGGCCACAAGGTGAACGTGGTCTCAAGGGAGAGAAGGGTGATGCTGGTAAAGACGGCAAGGATGGCCGCGACGGTATAGACGGTAAAGACGGCAGGGATGGTGAGGCTGGTAAGGATGGGGTTGACGGTAAAGATGGTAACGATGGTGTTAGTGTCGTAGATGCCACGGTTGACTTCGACAATCGATTAAAGATAACCCTCAGCGATGGTAACGAGATAGACGCTGGGGAGATACACATTGACGGTGGTGATAACATCACTATCAATAAGAGCATGTCAGGTGGTGGTGGGGGTTTCTCCGGCAACTATCTTGATATGGATGGGAAGGGAATCATCGCGCGTTTTGAGGCGGCTGAAACTCTTCTCACCGGGGATGTCTGTAGGTTGGATTCCTCTGGTAAGATGGCGAAAGCAGATGCGCTTGCTGAGCCGCTATGTAACAACATGATAGCTATGTCGCTAGACGAGCTGCAGCCTGATGGGACTGGAAGGTTCCAACTCTCAGGCTACGCAGACGTTGCTGGGTTCTCTCCAGGCGATATACTCTACGTGGAGTTAGGTGGTGGTATCACAGCGGCTCGTCCAGCTACGTCAGGCGCAATAGTGCGAGTCTTAGGCTACGCCATCTCGCCAACACAAATCTTCTTTGACCCTGATAAAACTTGGATTGAGGTAAACTGATATGCCCACTTCTTCATTTAATAAATTCAACGAACTGTCTGAGGACATCGGTAGCGGATCTCACGATTGGACTCTCGATACTCTTAAGATAGCGTTGACTGATACGGCTCCGACAGCCACTAATGTTAACTGGAACCTGACTGACCACCCTGCACCTGTAGCGGCTAACGGGTACACTGCGGGTGGTAACACACTCACTGGTGTCTCCTATACCGAAGCGGCTGGTACGTCTACCCTGACTGCTACTGGTGGTTTGGTGTTCACAGCATCCGGTGGTAACCTGGGGCCTTTCCGTTATGCAGTCTTGTATAACTCAAGCTCAACAGCTCCCACTAACGCTGCTATTGGCTGGTACGACTACGGCTCTAGCATCACTCTGGCTGATGCTGAGACATTGACTATCACAATCAACACTAACCTGTTGACCGTTAGTTAATGCCATGCAGCGGTAACGCAGCAGATCATTGCTGCTACATCGCTGGTAAGCGTTGCCCACACTCCATTGATGACTATGAAGGTCGTCGCTGGGCGTGTGGGCTTCGTGCTGCCTATGGAAACTGGGATGCTGTCCTAGCTTCTGACGAGTATAAGAAAGACGTAGCACCTCACTTCGAGCCACTCGGTATCAACTGCCGAGACTGGCCTGATGGTGAGGGTGCTAATCGTGGTGTGTGTGCTGACTGTGGGGTGAATACTTAATGGCTACTTGGGACATTTCGATACCCTCGGCAAGTGGATATGCTGCTGGTGCCACAGTCGCTACGCCGACTACGCCCGGTGATTTCGTTGGCTCTACGATTGACTCCATTACAGTTGTAGGTTCCCCAACCGCAACTAAACAGGCAGGTGATGATGGTGCGCTGATTGGCTGGAACATTGAAAGCACCAGTGGGTCAATCGCGCTTCACGGTAGCGACAACGGAGATCAAGTCTCCGGCGACAACGCTGTCTACGCCCTGTTCGGTACTAACACCAACGTATTAGCAACGATTACGGCTACTGCGACACCATCCCCAAACGCTGCTGGTAATATTGCTAGTACTGGTTGGAACAGCATTCAGATAGTCAGGGCGTTTAACTACAACGTGAACATGAAGAACGACAACCTGACGTTCTCGAACTCCCCTTTCACTATTCGTGTCACTTACACGCCGCTGGCTGCGAACTTCCCCCTCGATGTTAACTCTGGAAGCTTGTCAGTTGCAGGCTCCAGCATTACGCAGAAGGCTGCTCGTAAGCTAGATGTCAACACAGGCAGCTTGTCAATCGCTGGCGGCTCTGTGGGTATGGCTCAAGGGCTTACCTGGAATCTCGATAGTGGTAGTGTCTCAACCGCTGGTAGTGATATAACCTTCACAGCCGGGTTAGGTTGGAACATCAACACCCATTCGATGGTGATCGCTGAGCCTGCTGGTAACACGCTGGTCAAGACGCACAACGACTGGGAGCTTAACAGCGGCTCTGTAAGCCTCGCTGGGGCAGACATAGGCATAGGCCTGTCTCTGTTCCTAAACGTCAACAGCGGCTCTCTGAGCGCGTCTGGAGGCACGTTAGACTTCAGAGCCACTCGTGAGCTGTTCATTGAGTCAGGCTCGGTAGCACTAAGCGGCTCAGCCGTAGACCTTACACACCAGCACCAGCTCGATGTTAACGCAGGAGCCTTGGCAACCAGCGGGGGTGATGTAGACTTTACCACTGGGTTAGGCCTGTTCATTGAATCAGGTACTGTCTCTGTTGCTGGCTCTCAGGTCACACTGACCAAGACTGATATCACCCAGCGGTTTATGGATCTTACTGCGGGGTCACTCAACATCACAGGTGGGTCAGTCGAGCTAGATGTTGAACGCTTTGTAGATTTTACTAGCGGCTCCCTGTCCCTCCAGGGTAGTGATGTAACCATTGGTATAGGTCAGCAGCTCTTTGTCAACACCATATCCTTCGACATTGTAGGGCAGCAGGTCAGCCTCAGCAGGGACTACACCCTGAATGTTCAGTCCGGAGCCTTGTTCATTAGTAGTGAACAGGTTGAAATGGTGAACACACGTAAGCTGGATGTGGACACTGGTTCACTGGCGGTGACCGGAGCCTCGGTAGGCTTGGTAGTTGGACGTGCGCTGCGTGTGAATAACAACAGCCTAGCACTATCTGGCGGCTCTCTGACCATGCAGAAGGAGAGGGTATGGAACGTGGAAAGCAGTGCCATTACTACTGATGGGGGCTTTGTAGGGCTGGTTTGGTCAGGAGGTGCTACACCCGGCACGATAGCTGCGGTGAACGGAGTACCAAATATCTCTTGACAACGTAAATAAATTGTGGTACAATCGAGCCTAAATGTCACCATCACGGAGAATGACACATGGTATCCCAGAAAGACTTGCAGAACGTAGTCAATCAATTGAACTCAATCTTGACTGACTTAGATAAGCGTGTTAAAGAGCTTGAAGCTAAGCTGGCAGAACATACAGCGCGCACCCCCCAGAAGAAAGCTGCTGCGTCTAAATGACACCAGAGCTTCAGGAATACTACGAAGCCTTATTCGACCTATTCCTTCAACCTGGGTGGAAGTTCCTGATGGAGGACTTCACCGCCGACCAGAAGCGTATCGAAAACATACGCCAATGTGTGGACGAGAAATCCCTCTACTATAATCAGGGCAAGCTACTCACACTCGACAGAATTGTTGAGTTCGAGAAAAACGCTAGGCAAGCTTACGACGACTTAATGCAGGAGGACTACGATGCTGATGCTTCGTGACTTCCGGTGTGAAGGGACTCAAGAGATTTTCGAGCGTATGGTGGATAGCAAAGCTGACCATGTACGGTGCAACTGTGGCAGCAATGCTAGACGCATAATCTCACCCATCCGATGCCAACTCGAGGGAGCCTCCGGAGATTTTCCGGGCGCGCACATGAAGTGGATTCGAGAGCATGAAGGACGTGGTGGGAGATCCTGACTAGATAACCCTATGCCAATGGGCTAGTCTTTTATCCATAATGCGAAAGCACGGAGATTACAAATGGCAGCTAGATGGATTGATGAGGAAGCTCCTCAGGTAAGTGACGATATAGCCGATATCGAGGAAGCTCAGAAGATTGAAGCCGAAGTTCCGGATGCGGATACTGGGGTAGAAGTCGAAGAGCCAACCCAAGAAGATGATGGTTTACCCGATAAGTATAAAGGCAAGAGTGCTGCTGAGATTGCTCAGATGCACATGGAAGCTGAAAAGCTACTCGGGCGGCACTCCTCAGAGGTGGGCGAACTACGAAGAGCATTCGACGAGTTCGTAACCCGTGGCAACCAAACACCAACCCAAGCACCAGCAAAGGAAGAAGCTGTTGAATCGGTAGACTTCTTTGTAGATCCGGATGGCGCACTCGACAGGAAGATCGATAACCACCCTTCGGTTCGAAAAGCTGAACAGGTTGCGGCTCAGATGCAAGCGCAGGCGAACTTGGCAAGGCTTGAACAAACTCATCCAGACTACAAGGATATCCTTCGAGATCCGAAGTTTGCTGAGTGGGTTAAAGCAGATCAGGTACGTGTGTCGCTGTTTCGGCAGGCCGATGCGAACTATGACTTCTATAGTGCCAACAATCTCATTTCCACTTGGAAGGAGAGGAAGGGCTTTACAGATGCAGCGTTAGAGGCTGAGAAGAAAGATCGGTCTCGCCAGATCAAAGAGGCGAGCACAGGTAGTTCTAAACCCAGCACTGACGGTTCGCGGATTCAGAAGAAGAAGTTCCGTAGAGCTGACATTATTAAACTCATGCGCGAAGATCCAGAACGATATGAGGCTATGCAACCAGAGATCATGCAAGCCTATCAAGAGGATCGGGTCGTTTAGCATTTAGATAGGAGTCTATCATGGCTAACGAAACATTTCCAGGTACATCCGGCAGTATAGTCAACAAGACTAATGCCGATACGTTCATCCCCGAGATTTGGTCTGATGAGGTAATTGCCTCGTATCAGAAGAATCTTGTACTTGCCAACCTCGTCAAGAAGATGAAGATGACAGGTAAGAAGGGTGACACCATCCACATTCCCAAGCCTATCCGTGGTACTGCTTCAGCGAAAGCAGCTAACACTCAGGTTACCATTCAAGCGAATGTTGAAGAAGAGCTGGTTGTTACAATCGACAAGCACTTCGAATACTCTCGCTTCATCGAGGACATTGTTGAAGTACAGGCTATGTCTTCTTTGCGCCAGTTCTACACTGGTGACGCTGGTTACGCTCTGGCTACACAGGTTGATGATGACCTGTTCTTGCTTGGTCGTTCCTTCGGTGATGGTGCAGGGGCTGACTGGACTAACAGTAACGTACTGACTCCCAACGCTGGTGGTACTGGTGTTGAGGCGTACAACGGTACTGTTGCGGGTGGCGCGTTCACTGACGCTGCTTTCCGTGCAGCTATCCAGCGTATGGATGATGCTGACGTTCCTATGGACGGACGCTCGTTCACTATCCCGCCTGTGCTGCGTAATGCAATCATGGGTATTGACCGTTACGTGTCTAGCGACTTCGTAAACAGCGGTAAGGTTCCTGGCGGTAAGGTCGGTGAGTTGTACGGTGTTGACATCTATGTCACTACCAACGCACCCGGCGTAGCTGAAGGCCTTGGTGCTGCTGATCGCGCTGCGTTCCTGACACATCGTGACACAATGGTACTCGCTGAGCAGTTGAGCGTACGTTCACAGACTCAGTACAAGCAGGAGTTCCTGTCTACTCTGTACACCGCTGACACCCTTTACGGTGTTGAAGTGTACCGTCCCGAATCAGGCTTCGTTCTCGTAGTCTAATTTGGTCTTGGGGGCTATGCAATCTGTGTAGCCCCCTTCCCTTTCTCTTCTGCTTAGGGGCTTCGCATGTCCGTATCGTATGTAATAACCACTGATTTTGCTGCGAAGGATACGCTCCCTCTCGGCAATCCTACGAAAGTAGTACGTGGTACAGAATTTACCACCGAATTTGAAAGCATTCAAACAGCGTTCACACTGTGTGCGCCTGTCGCTTCACCAACCTTTACTGGAACTGCCACGTTCACTTCAATCTCGGCTGCGGCTGGAACGATTGAGGGTGTTGACATTGGGCAGTCTACTCCAGGATTAGGAACTTTTACCACTCTTGGTGCTACTACTGGCAACATCACAACCTTGACAGTCTCCAACGCTACAGTGAATGGTAGCTTGGATATGACTAATGGGGCTGTGAGTAATGTCAGTACTCTTGGTGCTACCACTGTTAATGCTACGACTGTTGATGCAACTACAGTCACTGCAGACAATGCAACACTCTCCAGCGTTGATGTTAATGGAGGAAATATAGATGGAACCGCAATCGGATCATCAGTTGCTTCCACAGGTTCTTTCTCTAGTGTGGACATCAATGGAGGGGCAATCGACGGAACCACTATCGGAGGAGCTGTTGCAGCCGCTGGTACTTTTACTACTGTCACCGCGAATGGGGGCAACTCTACGAACTGGAACACTGCTTATGGATGGGGTGATCACGCTACCCAAGGATATCTGGTAGACGGTGATGTTGCAGGTGGTAACCCAGCTAACCTCTTAAACGATTCAGACTTTGCCAGCCAAGGTTTGATGAAGCGTAATGCCTCGTCTGGTTCGTACTCGATAGTCGTTGACAACTCTACGAACTGGGACACTGCTTATGGGTGGGGTGATCATGGTGCACAGGACTACCTGCAGAACAACGTAGTATTCCCTGGTACTTTGTGGAAACTCAATGCCAGCGGCACTAACCTGTACTTCACCTACAATGATAACAACCTGATGAGACTTACCAGTACTGGAGACTTGGAAGTTGAAGGTGATATCACGGCTGTGACCACAGTTTAATGCCAAGAGTACGTAAAGATAACGATGCTAGGTATGCTAACGCAGTAGCGTTTGAGGCGTTTAAAGATACTACTACTCAAGATATTGCTGATGCGTTAACTACCAAGCTCGACAACACCACAGACACGTTTACAGGTGATCTGACTATAACGGGTACGGTGGATGGTCGTGATGTTTCCGTTGATGGTACTAAGCTCGACACGATAGAAACCAACGCGAACAACTACACTCATCCAGCTACACACCCTTGGTCAATCATAACTTCACCACCTACAACCCTCGGTGGTTATGGTATTACTGATGCGTATACCAAGACCGAGACTGATGGTAAGTATCTGCTTAATACCACAGATACACTCGTTGGCACTTTAACTGCCACTGCGTTTTCAGGTGATTTATTAGGTAACGCCACTAGCGCAACCACTGCCACTAGCGCAACCTCGGCCACTACCGCAACCACTGCCACTAATCAGTCTGGTGGTACAGTGAGCGCAACCACAGGTGTATTCTCAGGGTTGATTACGGGTAGAGTTTGTACGACAACAACCATAGCCGCAGCAAACGATACAGGTAGTATATCTATACGAGGTGACGCAACCTACCCAGCAGCAATGTCGTTCCACAGAGCAGGCGCATACGCTGTCAACTTCGGTCTATCCACAGCGAACAAGATGGAACTAGGCGGCTGGTCTGCTTCTACTATCAAACACACATGGGATATGGCTGGTAACTACACTGCTGTGGGGAACGTCACCGCATACTCTGATATTCGACTGAAGGACAACATCGAAGTGATCCCTGACGCTATGGCTAAGGTGCAGCAGCTTCGCGGTGTGACTTTCGACAGAAACGATTTTGAACCTGATGCAGAAACAGGAGTCATACCAGACACTCGCCAAGCAGGCGTCATCGCGCAAGAAGTGCTTGAAGTGCTTCCAGAGGTAGTCAGTGAGATGGATGACGGCACTCTGACAGTTGCGTATGGAAACATGGTCGGGTTACTAATCGAAGCGATCAAAGAACAACAGACACAGATCGAAGAATTGAAGGAGAGAATCAATGGCCTTACAAGTTAGTGGGGCAATATCTTTACTTGATGTAGCAGGAGAGTTCGGCGGTACTGCTCCTCATAGTATAAGTGAGTATTACGGTGCTGCTGCGGGGGTTCCTGCTTCGGG